GCACAGGGCTTTTGCAATCGCAAAGTTCTTGGGCTGCACGCGGAATTCTTCGACCACATCAGGAATCGTGATGTACGTCTTCTTGTGCAGGCTGTATATCTTAGTCGTGTCATCGAGCAGCTGGTACATGTCCTTGTCGGATGACACGACAATCTTTGGCTTGTTCCTCAGGGGACCTCTCACCAAATAAGCAATGACGTCATCACCCTCACAGTCTGAGACATAAATCTGGCATGCAGGAATGCACTTCAGCATGCCCAAAAGAGCAATGATCTGGTGCTTCTTGTTGTCGTCACTGTCAGGAATATCGTCCTCATAGAAGCGATTTAGCTTCTCAGGTTTTCGATTCAACTTGTATTCTGAGTACAGGGCCCGGCGCTTCTGCGAACCGCCACCTTCCCAGGCAATATAGACGCCTTGCGGGCCGATTTCGTTCACCAGCCTCCTCAGGGTCTTCAGGTAGCCTATGCACCCGCCCATCTGATATCCGTGCGCAGACATTGTGGGGTATGCACTATAAGACCTCACGAAGAGGTTCATCGAATCAATGATGAGAAAAGGCCGTTCATCTGTCGACATAATGCTGTCACAGTATCCTATAAATACTTTGAAGTACAGAGACCCACTAACAGTGGGTTATTTCATTGCTGTGGATTGTGAATCGACACAGAGTGCTGACGATCCTCGTAGTCAATCCGCTTCCACCTGTTCAGCTCATTGGACCAGAACTCCACGTCATCACCATCGTCCCGCGCCACAATCTGCCCATACACGGCACGGTAAGTATACTCAGGGTTCGTGGTGAGACCCACAGACTGCAGACTCTTGGGCGGAATTTCGCTCTCGGGATCATTGTTGTACCTCATGATTAGCTTCTCAAGGGCACCAATGTTGACAGATCTCGCTTCACGGATGACCTGTAGCTCTTCACGAATAATTCTGCGCAGCTGTGAAGTCGTGATTCTCATATGCTCTATGTATTTTGCCCTGCTACAATTTTGATTACAAAAAATCTCACAAAGGGTGCTGTGTGCCATGAGAACAACCTCATGGCACACAGGCAGATCAACGACCTGTCGATCCGAACCCGCCTGCACCTCGTGGTGTATCAGACAGCTCATCTACCTTTTCAAAAATGGCACGAGAAAATTGCGCAAAAACCATCTGTGCAATCCTATCTCCTTTTTTGATGATGAACGGACGGTGGCTCATGTTGGCTAGGATGACCTTTATTTCGCCCCTGTAGTCAGAGTCGACAGTGCCGATGCCATTGAGCACGAACACACCGTGCTTCACAGCAAGACCAGAGCGTGACCTGATCTGTGCCTCATGGCCCGGGGGAACTTCCAGGAAGAGCCCCGTAGGCACGACACCCCATGACTGGGGTTCAATGACCTGATCCATCGATGACGTGAGATCACAACCTGCTGCACCATCGGACTGATAAGCCGGTGTGAAGTCACCCATGTACTTGATCTTCTTAATCGTCATTGAGCACCTCATCTTCATCGTCGCTGGGTGATTCTCCGTCGCCTGCCGGGGCGCCGGACTGCAGTGTCAAGGCATCATCGATCACCTTATCGAGGAAGGGCTTATACACAGGATCGACGAGCATGTCGCCAAAGTCATTCTTATAGAATTTCTTTTCGAGCACGACCTCTCCTGTCTCCGCGTCTGACACAGTGAGCTCTTTCCAAGCACCAGTTCCTGAAACGCTCACCTCGACCTTCCTTGCTTGTCCCTTAGCACCAGCGTAATCCATCAGGACCTTGTTCTTGTCGCACCAAGACCTGCACTCATCGAAGAGGAACTCGTGTTCCACAATGCCCTTGCCAAAGTGAATGTCAAATTCGCACTTACGGAAGGGAGGAGCCACCTTGTTCTTCTTGATAGAAACAGTCGTGTGAATGCCCACCACATTACCCGCCTTGTCCTTGATGGGGCTACCAGAGCCGAGGCGAATGCGTACAGAGGCGTGGAAGGGAATCGCTTTGCCACCCGGCGTTGTGATGGGATCTCCGTGGAGCACGCCAATCTTCTCGCGGACCTGATTGATGCACAGAAGCGTTACGTTGTTTTGCCCAATCACACCCGTCAACTTGCGCATGCCCTTACTAATGACACGAGCTTGCAGACCAATAGTGTTCTGGTCATAATCACCGTCAAGCTCAGCCTTGGGTGATGTGGCAGCCACAGAGTCCCAGATCACAAGGATGGGAACATTCTTTTCAATGATCTGCTTTGCCTTCGTCACTGTGCTCTCAATGATGGCGAAGACTTCTTCCGTGCAATGCGTATCGCAGTACACAAACTTCTTTGCCACATTGATGCCCATGTGCTTCAACTTCTCAATGGGAGTCGCATTCTCGGTGTCGACATAGACGACAAGACCGCCCAATGCCTGTGTCACCGCCGCAGCATGGTAAGCAAGATGCGACTTGCCTGAAGATGGAAGGCCCGAAATTTCGATGATTCGACCTTCCGGATATCCGCCATTTGCTGCATTACGAATTGCATAGTTGAGTTGAATGGAACCAGTGTCAATCCAGCGCTTCACGATCGTGGGCGCTTCGTCTTCGCTCAAATTGTAAGCAATTCTCTGCCCGAACTCCTTGTTGAGCTGCTTGATGAGGTCAGAGGTAAGATCGTCGATCTCATCCCCTGACTTCTTCTTGCTAGGCTTCTCAGGGAGGTCTGCAGAGGTAGAGCCCTTATTGGATACCTTTGCCATGTTTTACCTCAGTCGTCGTTCATCAGGTCTTCGAAAGCTTCATCCAGCGACTGCTTCTTGGGCGCAGGGGCGTCGTCATCATCAAAGGATGACTTCTTCGTCGCACCTGGCTTCGGAGCGGGCTTTGCCTGCTTCACTTCCTTCACAAAGTCATCAAGGACATCGACCCCGCCGGACCCACCTTTCGCAGTGCCCGTTTCCTGGACAGTTGATGTATCACCGCCATTGAGCCAGTTATTGAGCACGGCCTCGATCTCATCCCTCGACTTGAGACGGTACATGTCATCGAGGTTGGGGACAGCGTCGAGCCACTTCTTGATCGTGGCAGAGTCTTCATGGAGCTTGCTGGGGCGACCCTTGCAGTCGACCACCGTGTCCTGGAATTGCTTTCCGGGCTGCTGAGAGATCGTCACCTTCAGGTCGAAGCCCTGGAGTGGATCGAGAATATCACCATAATCTTCATCAATGAAGAATCCAAGGAGGCGCTGATACACGATCTTGCCGAAGGCCCAGACCATGACGCCTTTATCTTCCTGCCCACGAACGATGACAGGCACATAGGCTCGCATCTTAGGTTGCAGATTCTTCGCAAGATTACGATCGTCAGGCTTGCCTGAGCTGTACAGCTTGCGAATCAGGTCATCGATGGGATCCGGCTTTCCAAACTGCTTCGGCGAAAGGATGCCTGCGTTGTTGCCCAAGTAGTAGAACCAGCGCTCGTGGAACGGTTGTCCTTCAGCGGCGTCCTTCCAAGGAAGGCATCGGATCTTGTATTCACCAATTCCAGGCTTCCAGAGCTGGACAGATGAGGTCTTCTTAGTGCCATTAAGTTCCGCCATACGGCGACGAATTGCTTCTAGATCAATTGCCATGTTTCTAATTCCTATTCCTCTTTCCGCGATAAACGGTAAGGTCCGCACCGTGCGAACCTTGCCATCTTATGCCTAGCCTTGGGACAAGTTCAAACCGCTCGTTACTTTATTTTCGGGAAGAATTTTTCTTCCTACCCATGCTGTCAGGGTCAATGCCGAGGGGTCCAGTGTACCCTGCGATCGCTCCGACGCCTGAGAACTCAGTAACTCCGTGAGCCTCTTCCTTGTCATCCCCTTCCGATTCAGTGTCATCATCGTCAACAAGCTGGTTCGGAACGTGGGCGCTCCGATCCGACTCGAGGACCATCCTTACATACCTCATGAGCAGTGTTTTACTCATGGTGATAATTATATGCCTGTCTCAAGCTTTTGCGATCTTTGTCGTCGCCAGGCGCAGAACCTCGTCGATCTTGTCGTCGATGCTCTTCTTCAGCACCTTCTTGTGGTTCTCGACGTCTGATGCCTTCATCTCGTCGAGCATCGCCCAGGCCGATAAGTTCTCATCATGCAAGTACTGAATGAGATCAATAGCTTCCTGCAGGGCAGCCTGCAGTGTCAGTGGATCAGAAGATTTACTGACTTCCTTGAGGAGCTCGACCCTCACTTCGACTGATTTTGTCATGACTGAAAGTCTCCCTTCTCCTGCCTCGTGGAGATGTAGTCCGCGGTCATGACGACATGCGAGAGGATGGGCTCTTTGAGGCAATACGGCTTATTTTCGTCGACGACAAACCCATCATTCAGGAGGATGGCCGTCATCTCTTCTTGGGTCAGCTTCAGGCCGTAGTGCTGGCATAAGAAAATGCTCCTGTGTGGGACCGACATGTATTGCATGTCTCTATTGTAGGTGTACATTTCACCCATTTTTTCGGCACGCCAGGCTTCCGCAGGGACGTAGTAATCATGTTTATGATCACCCACCTTGCCGAGGTCGTGGAAGAGGCAGCCAATGATGAGAGAATCCTTGGGGATCTTCCAGCCGAATGCCTTCGCCAGTGTCATCGCATTCTGCAAGACGCGAAGAGAATGATCCACGAGCCCGCCTGGAAAAGCATTGTGATAATCTTTCTTTCCAGACGCAGGGCACAGGGCTAAACGCTCTCCAAGACTGTCAATGAGGTGAAGCGCGGCAGGCGCTCGATCTCCGAGCTTCTCACACAGGGATCGAAATTTGTTAAAATTTGACTCAATTTCTTCAGGAGTTAGTGACATGTAATTACACTACTTCATCAGGCGGGGGCTGTACAGCCTTCTTCTTCTTTTCACGCTCAGCTGCTCTCTTTTCCTTCGCGGCCGCCTTCTCTTTCTCTACAGCGAGACGTGCAACTCGACCCTCTACCTTCTCCTTGCCCTCCATTGAGAGCCTAATCCTACCGCTCTGTGTCGTCCCCATGAAGCTCAGCTGCGACGCAGGCACGAACTGTAGGATGCCCGTGTAGTAGAAGCACACACCCGCTGCAGCCCCAATCGACTTTTCGACAGCTTGATTATTCATTACAACATAGAGGTCTGCAGGCGATTTTAGGTCGCGGTACTTGGCAGGAAATTTTTCCTGCAGGACGTCGAGGAACTCGGGAAGGCGCTCGGTCAGCTTATAGAAGCCCAGGGTTCCAAGGTCAGCAGGGCTTATGCCCGCCTTCACAAGGTCATGGTAGATGTCAGTTGCATCGAAAGTGAAGCCTGTGGCTTCTCCCATCCTGACTGATTCTTTGGATGAGTGTCCCTTCACATGCCAATTAACTTCGTTAATCTGGACATCATACGGGGGGTTCGTGCCCCCGTGCATCGAAGCTTTTTGGAAAAGCAACGGAATGACGAGCTCACCGCTGCCGTGCTGCTCACCTGCTTCTTTATTAGGAGTCTTATAACTCGCAAGTCCCAGGAGCTCCGCGGGCACGTCAACAGTCGTCTCGGAATTAGGGGGCGGCGGGGGCTTACTAAAGAAAACATCAGGCGCACTGATGACGTCCGACTTCACAAGAAACCTCTTGACGAAGCGCATGGCAGAGGGAGAAAATAGGCTCACCTTCTCCTTGACTCCCGCGGCATCTCCGCCTGCAGCCGCGAGATCATTCAGGAACATCTCGAACTTGTCTTCGAGATTGAAGACCACAGCTTTGAGCTCACCATTTAAGTAATCTTTGATCAGCTTGATCTGGTCAGGAGTAAGGTCGTACTCGACATCGTCGACCACCACGAGGGATTCCATCAGTACCTCTTTTATGTAATTTCTTAGGTGAATTTCGTTCATTTACTTTCTCTGTGCTGTGGCCATAAGTAAATGGTCTAGCCCCTAACGTCACAGCTTATGGGGAATTTCTGAACATAACCTGGCACAGTGACATGCTTAATCTCCATTACCGCATCCAAATGTTCAGGTGGAACATCTAAAATGAGCGCGTCATGGAGGACGTAGAGGGGGCGGACACCCTCTCGATCGGCCAGGCGTGACACAATGTCGCTGAAACCCAGGAGGCTGACGTCGACCCCTGTGGATTGTGCGTATGAATTGACGAGAATATGATCGAGGGGCTCATCGATGGGCACCCTGCGGCCGTACCGGTTGGTGATGGCACCAGTCTTCACGAACTCATCTTTCAGGCGCTTCCGGAGCTCGGCGATCTTGAAGTAGCCCTTCACCCGGCCCACGAAGTCGTCGAGCTCCCTACCCGCGATGCCAAGAACGGCGCCCAGGGCTGCCTTGCTCGAACCGTACAGTTCAGAGATGACGGCGGCCTTGACGGACTTCCGGGGAGCGCTGCCCCCAAACAAGTCGTCATTAATGTGCGAGTACAGGTCAGGATTGTCACACCGGCCTCCTGCCTCATATAACAAAACTCGGGCTTCCAGAGCGGCGAAGTCCAAGTAGACGATCTTGCCGCCCGGGTGCGAGGGGACAATCATGTCCCGATATTCTTTCTTCAAGGTGAGGATGTTGGGGCCTGAGGCGACCGTGAGGCGCCCAGTCCGCGTGCCGAACCGATCATAGGCGATCGGAGGTGCATGGCCTGTCCTGTCAGGCTTGAATCCCTCGACCAGGCGGAAGTTCGTGCCCCCCTCAGCGAGAATGGCGCCATAGCGCTCCTCTGATATTCGGGGAGGTTGGAGACTCCCCAGGACCACGCTCTGCGGCACCCATGTGTTCACGTAATAATTCTTGGAAATTGTGGCCAGGACACCATTGGCCGCATTTACGATATTTTCTACGTGGGCCCTGTGGTCCCGGGGTGTCATCACAAGTGCCCACGGGGGTGGGACCGAGCCTGACATGAGGTGGGACATCGCAGTCGTGTACTTCTTCGGGGGCTCGACCGGAAGTGGGACGCCCTCGAGGCGAGCAAGAGTGTCGAGGCACATGGGGCTATGGGACTTAGGAGCGCCTGATAGGTGCCAGGTGCCTTGTGGGACTGTGGATGTCCAGGAGAAACCGTCACCTATAAGGAGATGGCGCTCAGTGCCTAGGATACATGCATCTATGCAGAGTGGGTCAGTCACAAGATGAATATAAAAAGCAAAAATAAAATTTACACAAATTTATTTATTTATACCTGGGATAGGCGGAAGC